AGATCTCCTGCAGGAGACAACCGGGCCGACCAGATCCTGCAGGAGATCTGGGAACGAAACATGATGGAGCTGGAATCGACCAACATCCACCGCCGCGCGGGGGAGTTCGGCGACGCCTATCTGATCGTGTGGCCGGAGGTCGAAGACGGGTACGAGGACTCTGATGAGGATGAGTCGGAATCCGACGTCCAGAATGTGGACATGTTCTACAACAGTCCGAAGACCACGCGGGTTGTATACGACATCGAAAACCCGATGCGCAAGAAGTACGCGATCAAGAAGTGGACGCTTCCCGTGCAGCTGGGCATGAAGGCCAAGCCCCCCACCCGGGTCAATCTGTACTACCCGGACCGGATCGAGAAGTACATTACGGTCGCCAACTCCAAGGGCAACAACCGTCGCGACTGGATCCAGTTTCGGGATGAGGAGGACGAGGAGTGGCCCTGCCCGAACCCGTTCGGCGAGATTCCGGTGTTCCACTTCCGTACCGGAACGCCGTATGGCGACCCTGAGCATCGTGCCGCTTACGGCCCGCAGGACGCAATCAACAAGCTGATCATCACCCACGCAGCGACGATCGACTACTACGGTTTCCCCCAACGGTACCTGCTGGCCAACCCGGACAAGGGCTCGGACGAACTGGCAGACTTCGACACCAGCGACGACATCAACCGATTCGAGGATACGGGCCACGACAGCACTCTGCGGGCTGGGCCGGGCGAGGTCTGGTGGCTCAACGGCGTGCGTCAGGCCGGGCAGTTCGAGCCGCCAGATCCTCAGGTGTTCCTGGCACCGCTGGACGTCTACATCCGGATGATGGCCCAGGTCACCAGCACGCCGTTGCACTACTTCGACCCTCAGACCTACAGCCGTCTGCCTCCGTCTGGAGAATCCATCCGGGCGGCTGAGGTTCCGTTGCTGAAGAAGGTCCGGCGCCGTCAGGTGACCTACGGCCGGGGCTGGGTTGAGGCCGCACGATTTGCTCTTAAAGTGGCCACCTGGGATGCTGAAGATCCGATCGAGGATCCAGAGGTCATCATTCGCTGGATCCCAAGCGCGTCGATCGACGACACGGCCGGGTGGCAGATGATGAAGGCTAAACGGGACATTGGAGTGCCCAACCGACAATTGCTGTTGGAAGCCGGGTACGAGGAAGAACAGGTCGACCAGTGGTTGCCGTACGGCGGTGACGACCTCAATCAGCGTATCGATATGCTGACCAAGGTGGCCACCGCTGCTCAAGCCATGGCCACCGCCGCCAATCTGGGAGCGCTGGACCCGGCCCAGGTACAGAACATCATCATGAGCGTTCTGAACCTGCCCGAAGAGAAGTCCACCGAATTCGACGAAGGGACTGCGTGATGCCCGACAACTACACCAAGGGGGCGGTCTCGGACGCCCACCTGATTCACGGCTGTGGACAGACCGGCCAGGTCCTACACCCCAGCGCCCGGGGTGCCGAGGCTACCAGCTCCACCAAGAAGGGCATGGACCCGGGAATGTCGGCGACCCTCGGTCGCCCCAGAGCCGGGTCGGACATGAAGGGTCCCACCCCCGAGGATGTCAACGTGGCGCCCGGACAGCGTACCACCAAGTCGCTGGGGTACGGAGCGCCCCCGGCTCGCCGCCCGGCTCGATAACCCGAGAGGACAGACCGCCTGATGTCCAAGAAGAAGAAGAAAACCCCCGCCGAGTTCCGCCGTGCAGCGAAGCAGCTGGCCGCTCTGGCTCCGCAGAAGGACGACCGAGTGGTCGACCAGTCAGGGTCGAACGGCAGCGTGATCGATACGGCAGCGGGGGTGGTGAAGGTCAAGCACGACGATGGTAAGATCGCCTATCACCCGCTGGGAGCGGTGCGCAAGGTGAACCCGCCTCCGGCTGAGCCGGTGGTAAAGAACAAGCCCAAGTAGGGGGTTTGCAGTGAGCTGGGCGAAGTGGGATGCGGAGCATCGCAGTGCGGGCGTACGGGTCACCCAGACGGCTGCCGACCGGCACAAGGTGACCTCCGGCGGCAAGCATCTGGGCAACATCGAACAGAAGGCCGGTATGCACGTTGCCGTGGTGAAGGTGAACGGCCATCTGCAATCTCATGCTGCTTATACCCACCACGGCGCCGTGAACTATATCCGAACGGCGCATGGGCTGCCTGCGGTGTCCGCCAAGAAGGCAGCCGCCCCCCAGGTTCCGCACGTTCCCGGCATGGGTCTGGTGTCTCCGAAGAAGACCGCTGCCAAAAAGGTGGCCAGCCCCCCGACAGCTGCTAAGAAGGCTGCGGCTCCGTTTCATTCTTGGAATGCCGAGCACGGCTCGGGAGGGGGTGGTGTATCGTCGGCCGAGCAGATCGCCACCAGCATTCGAGGAGCGTTGGGGCCGGGCAAGATGGACGCGCTGAAGACGACGTCCAAGGCTGGCAAGTCCGGATCGACGATCTCCCGGGCAGAGGAGTCCCGGTCGACGGCCTCGCATGTCCTGAAGAAGGATATGAAGCGCCCGGCTCCGGTGAAAGGCGAGAAGGACCCGGCTGACGCCTTCCGTACCAAGATCCGGATGGTCGCCTACAACGAGAAGAAGAAGCAGGCGGCGGCGTCCGACCCGGTGAACAAGCACACCCCGCAGACCGAAGTGTCGTTGAATCCCCATGCCACCTTCGTCAAGAAGACAGACGCCCAGTCGTCAGCGGGTAAAATCGCGGCCCAGATCAAGAGTGTTCACGCCGAACAACACGGGCTGACGAAGAAAGCAGCTCCGGTCACCCCCAAGGATCTACCCCCGACCCACAGTGTGCCCGCCCTGGTGGAACACAACCACGCGCCAGGCGGTGCCGAAGACCTGGCGAACAAGGCGGACGAGGCAACCCGACTGGCGCACGAGAGTCCTTCGTACGTCAACCATCAAAAGGCGTATCAGGCACACACGGCGGTGCTGTCCAGCCTGTCGGGCCAGGGCCACGCTGGGACGCGCGAGTATAAGGCGCGTGACTACCACACGATGATGCAGGGGTATCACCGGTTCGCGGCCGATCACCCGGGTAAGGTGATTCCGGCGAAGGTTCAGCAGGAACACAAGGATGAACTAGCCGACCGAATTCCACAGCCTGCGGCGCACCAGCACTTCTCTGCGTTCACCGATACCGCCTCCCGGCGCCACTCCCAGCAGATGTACGAGGCGGTGCCGAAGGCGTCCGAGTCTAAGCTCACCGCCAGCCAGAAATCGTCGATCAGGAACTACACCGGTAGTGGGTACCTCACCATCAACGCGTACCATCGGCACGTGGTGAACGGCAGCGGACATTTGGCTCTAAGCGATATCGAATACGCCAAAAAGCACACCGCCAATCTGGACGCCGCGTTCAACAAGCAACCCGCTCTAGAGCATGATCTGGTTACCTATCGAGGTGTGAGGAACGCCGAGACCTTGTTCGGGAAGGTTGGGGAAAAGGTGGGCAGTGAGTTCGTAGACCACGGCTACTCCAGCACTGCGTCCCACGCAGCGATCGTAACTGGATTCGGTGGCGCTGCAAACGGCACCCTGGTCCGAATCTTGCACCCGTCCGGATCGAAGGTGCTGAAGCCATCTGAAGTCGGTGAATTCAACGATTCAGAACGTGAGATATTGACACCGCGTGGCTCCAAGTTCCACATCGCGGCTGACCGGTTGGTCACGTTGCAGAACGGACAAACCCAGCGGCAGATCGACCTGGTTCGCAAATAATTGATAGCGTGACAGCAAGTCAAAGGGTGTGGTACAATGGAAGAAACACGAGAGGGAGTGCACAGTGACTACACCCGTACCCGAGCAGACTACCGACAAGATGACCTGGGATCCGAACGACGTCGAGTTCGTCAAGAAGACGACGAAGCCCGCGAAGAAGTCGGCGGCCCAGCGACTGGCCGACCGGATCCGACGCGGTGACGGACCCGACGACCAGCATCGCCGGTAACACTCCGGCCGAACAGCAGGCCGTCACGGCGGTAACGGTCGAGAACGCTGCCGCCGTCGCAGCCATGCTGCTGTTGGAGAAAAAAGCGGTAGAAGCGGCCTCAGGTCCGCTGCGCGCAGCTCTGAACAATCTGCTGCGGCTGCTGTCGGTTCGGTATGTGCTGATGTTCGGAAGTCTGGAAGCCCCCGCCGACCCCGAGCGGACTCAAGTGTTGACCGACATCCTGATGCAGGAGTCGGATCAGCTGCGCGAGTACGACCCGATCCCGGCTATGCGACAGGCGGTCGTCGACGCACAACGGCAGGGGGTGGCGTACGCCACCCGCTCTCTTCCGGACGCTACAGCCGAACAAGTGTTCGAGGACGTTGTTCAAGCGACCCGAGACGCCGCGTCCGAACAGGTGCTCGACGATACAACTGCCGCCATCGCGGACGCAGTAGACCAGGCCCAGCAGTTCTCCCGGCAGACCACAATCGAGAAGTTTTCCGACGTGGTTCAGCAGGTGGGCAAGGTTGCTCAAACGGCTACCGCTGTTGAACGACAGACGGCCGTAGCGGTGGCTCAAGCACACAACGACTCGATCCAGAAGACGGCGGCATTGCGTGGCGCCCAACTGCTGTGGGTGGCCGAGCCGGACGCTTGTGTGGTCTGTCTAGCGCTGTCTGGGCATCTGGCAGACCCTTCTAACGGACAATGGTTCGACGAGGAAGCCACCTTCGGCAAGCCGGGAAGCGCCATGTCTGTGTGGCCGCCGAACCAGCCGCTCAAGGGTCCGCCCCGGCATCCTCACTGCCGTTGCATCCCTGAATTGTGGTATGGTCCGGCGGTCGCCCCAGGTGGCCCCGAGGAAACATCGCTGTACAACCAGCCGGACGTTGGCGCCAATGTGGATTTGCCCGCCGCCCTGCGACGGGAAGCCAAGCGCTCGATCCTGTACGGGTGGTCAGTACCCAGCGAATCCAGCACTGTGCGTATCGACGCCGCCTCTCGGCTGCTGGCCAAGGGTGCGGGTCTGCCGAAGTCGGTTGAGGCCAGGGCGCGGGCAGCGGTCAAAAAGGGCAAATTCGACAACCGGATACACCCGTCGAAGAGGCGCACTGCGCACCGGCCGTAGCCGATGTTAAACTGGCGTCAGTTTGCAGATGCAGACAGTCGTCACCCCTGTTGGGAGAACAAATGAATCCCCGCCTGCTGCCCCCGCCCGGCGTCCCGATCGGCCACCGCAAGGACGGACGGCCCATCTACCCCATGATCGGCGGAGCCTCTGATGAATTCGAGGTCGAGGTCGAGGTCGATGAGGACGAGCCGGACGACGTCGAAGATGAGGACGATCCGGAACAGGACGGGTCTAAGAGCGGCGACGACAAGTGGCAGGCTCCCAGCAAGGCCGAGTGGCTGCGGGTCCAGAACTCGTTGGTAAGGGCTAACGCGTCGGCCAAGACTCGGCGCGAGGCGCTCGCTGAGAAGGAACGGCGCATCGCAGAGCTGGAGAAGGAGAAAGCCGAGCGTGAGGCCGAGGCCGAGCGCAAGGCGCTGATGTCTCCGCCGGATACGTCAACAGTCGGCAAGGGCAAGAAGGGCAGGGGTGGTGTACCGGCCCCGGCCCCTGTACTGCCGGACAGCGTGCTGACCAAGGCACAGGTTCGCCAACTGACTGCGCAGGCGGCTAAGGAAGCCGAAGAGCGCACCGCTGCCAAATACCTGGACAAGGTGGTGAAGACAGCAGCCCGTGCGGCGCTGAAGGAAGCCGGGGCACAGGGCAACACTGCCCGGCTGGTTCAAATGCTAGAACTGGACGAGGTGCAGGTGGATGACGACGGTGAGGTCTCAGAAGAGCTGAATAACCAGATCGAACAGCTGAAACTGGAACTGCCGCAGCTGTTTGCCCCGGCCGAGCCAGTTCGTCCGGCCCGCAAGCGCCAGCCCGCGCCGAAGGTCACTCCGGCTGGACGGACCGAGGACGAGCAGCGTCCGCTGTCGACTGCCGAGCGAATGGCGCAGCAGGTCCTCGGCAACCGTGTGTAGCTCTCGACGTCTTGACGTGGTAACATAGTATCAGCTCGCGGGTGCGGGTGGGTAAGTGACCTGGATGGGTCGAAACAGTCCAGACACCACTCACCCAAACCCAGGAGACAAGCAGATGTTTTCTGCTACCCGTCTGCCGGGCGGCCCGGGTATCGCGCCCAAGACGCTGCTTGGCTACACGTCCAAGGACCGTCCGATCTACGCGATCGCAGGCGGAGCCCGGGACACGATGGAAGCGTGGATCCCCGAGGAGTTCGACTCCCAGGTGATCATGCGGGTCAACCAGATCTCTGGCGTCGAGGCGCTCGGATCTCCGGTTCCCATGAACTCCGAGACCCGGTCGGTGCCGCGTTCCGCCGGTGTCGGCGTGAGTCTGGTCGCCAAGGGCGGTACCTACTCCGAAGACCAGTCGGTCAACGACTCGGTGATCCTGTCTGCACAGAAGTTCGGCCAGGCCGTCCGGATCGCAGAAGAGGACATCGACGACGCGATCGCCGACGTCATCGCGACCAAGCAGAAGGACTGGGCCACCTCCTACGGCAAGATGTTCGACAACGCCTGCCTGGCCACCTCGGCGGCAGTCGGTGCGGGCGTGCCGTTCGCCTCGGTCTACTACAGCCTCACCCAGAGCAACAGCAACACCGGCTACACCGCCAACGCCAACCTGACCCAGACCGGCAGCGCGGGCACCACCTACGCCACCCTCTCCCAGTCGCTGGGCAACGTCGAGCGTGGCAACTACTTCGACATCTCGGAGATGGTCTGCCTCGCCCACCCGGCGTACCGCAACCTCCTGCGGAACATCAAGGACAACAACGGCCGCCCGATCTTCCAGGAGTCGACGGCGGGCTTCCCCGGCGGCGGCATGGCAGCCAGCCCGGACACCATCTTCGGCATCCCGATCCACTGGTCTCTCGGCGCGATGACCTCGGCAACGGCAACCCCAACGCCCACCGGCAACCCGTTGCTGATCTGGGCGAACCGCAACTACATGATCGTCGGTCGTCGCTCTGGACCGGAGTCGGTGTTCATCGACGGTCGCAACGGCCTGTCTGCCCTGACCGACGAGTCGATCCTGAAGATGCGCGCCCGGCGCGCGTTCGCAGTCGGCCACGAGGCCGCATTCGCGGTTCACGAGGACAACTCCGGCAACATCAACCTGTGATGCGGGGCCTGACGGCCACCTCACTCTCGAACGGCGGACGGCGTCTCAGGCGGAACGCCGTCCGCCCACCTCGAACGGAGTACCCAGATGCCCGACTACACCGGGGGCCAGTTCCCGTCCCTGGACGGCAATCCAGCGGCCGAGGTCGCACAGCGAACCGAGCCCGAGACTGAGGGCGACTGGTTCCGCAAGGTGTTCACGGTGCACAACCGGGCGCACACCATGGGACTGCCGGAAGACCACGAGATCCACCAGAGCAACTTCATCGGGACTCTGCAAGCGGCGCTCCAGCAGGGTCTGCACCCGAAGTCGCAGCCCGAGCTGGAATCCGAGGAGCCACACCCCTTCGACCCGAACCACACCAACCTGGTCTACCGGGTACAGGTGGTTCCGGCGGTGGCGGACGACGACCCCGGCACCACGGTGACCCCGTCGACTCTGGCGCAGGTCCAGCAGGACCCGGACGCACTGCAACCACAGCCGGAGCAGACCGACCCGAACCCGCGCTGGCTGACCGGAGAGACCGGTCAGACTCCGGCGTATCCCGAGACGTCCGTCGAAGGGGGCACGGAGACCGCCACAGCCAGCACTGGCCTGGTGACTCCGGCGGTAGTCCGACAGGCGCCGGAAAAGGCCACGGAGGACTGACCGGGCCATGTCCGCCACCGGGTACGGCCAGACGGCGGACCTGTCCAGGGTCGCCAAGACCGGCGACACCATGACCGGCCCACTGGTGCTCACTGGCACGCCGCCCTCCACGGTGGCCGCCGGGGCACAAGCGGGCCGGGTCTGGACTTCGGATGCGCAAGGAAACGGGTCGTGGCAGCCCGCTGCTGGCGGTGGAGACACCACCCCCTATTCACGCCAGTTCGAGGTCCGGGCAGACGGTCCAGCGTCGGTCCAGGTCGCCACGGTCGGGTCTTGGACCCCTACCTACCTGACCAACACCGACACCGGTAACTTCGTCGGATGGGTGAACATTTCGGACGGAGCCCAGAACGATCAGATTTCGTTTGATTTCGCCTGTGAAGCCGGTGTTTACTCCGTCGAGCTGGTGCATCTGCCGTTTCTGTCCCGAGGCATCTACACCCTGAAGGTGGACGGCGCCACGATCGGCACGATCGACGGCTACTCGAACAGCCTGGTCCCGACCCGCAGCAGGCTGACAGGAGTGACGCTGACCAGTGGTCAGCACGTGCTGACTGTTTTGATGGCCACCAAGAACGCATCGGCCAGCCAGTACCTGGGTATGATTGAGCGATTCACATTCACACAGACTGCATGAGGGCGGGGGTGGTGTAAGTGATCTCAGTCAATCAAGGGCAGACAGTTGATCTGGTGGTCAACTGGGACGCCTACCCCGGTGGCCCCCCGGCAGACGTCACTGGTCTGACCATCACCGTCAACCAGGTGTCCAACGGATCCAACGTCCTCGGGCCCACCTCGGCGGGGGTGGTGCATCAGTCGACCGGGCTGTACACCTTCCAGTGGGCGGTGTCGACCAGCCAAGCAGTCGGCGATTACGTGGCAATCTGGAACGCCACCTACGCAGGATCTGCGACTCAGGCTTCCGAAGTAGTGACTGTTCTGGCGTACGGGGTCAGCACGTTCTTGACCTGGTGTGATATCACGCTGGATGAGGACCTGATCGGCGGTCGAGGCAACGTCAACGCAGTCAATGCGGTGACGTGGGTGCAAAACGTTACCGGCCTGACTCTAACGCCCCAGCAGATCATGAACAGCCAGCAGATCCTGAACATGTACAGCAATTACACGCCTGAGTCGTCCGGGTTCAACATGCAGCCGTTCGACCTGATGTGGTTGCGCTACGGGCTGGCTTATCAAGCGGCCTGGATGTCCCAGCAGCCGGGGTTGCTATATCGATCCGGGGTCAAGTCGCTGTCGCAAGACGGACTGTCCACCAGCTGGGACGACGACCGCAGTGTGATGCTGTCCCCGTTGGCTCTACGGTCGCTGAAGCAGTTGTCGTGGCAGAAGTCCCGCAGCCTGCGAGTGCGCACCCCGTTCATCGACGACCAGACTCCGATCTCGTCCGATCCAGATGCTGAGGCGAACGATTTGTACGAGCGGTGGGTGGACATGTACAACTTCGGTTATCGTGGCTCGTCGGTGCCGTAATGGGAAAGTCCGCCGACCAGATCGCCGCCCGCGAGCAGGTGTACAAGCAGCTGGCCCGACGATTCCCGCCGGATGCTATCGCCTGGGTCAAAACCGTTCGCTGGGATCCGGCCACCAAGATCGATCTGGATCGGTTCGATACTTCCGATCGATCGGATTGGGCAGCAGCATCCGAGCCGAAGCTAGTGGCACAAGAGGTCAGCAAGTGGCAGTCGGGCGAAGCTGAACCGGCGGTCGCTGTCCAGATCGGGACCAGTCCGCAGCTGGTAATTGTTGACGGCCACCATCGATTCATAGCCCGAGAACACATGCACAAGCATCGCATGCTGACTTGGGTCGGCCATGTTCCGAATAATACCGGCCCGTGGATGGAGACCCACCTGTCCCAGTTTGGAGGGCCGTCCGGCTGATGCAAGCGATACCCACCACCACGGTCAGCATTCTGCGGGGCACCGACACCACCCCCGCCGGTGACATCGTTGACAGCCTGACCCCGGTTTACACGGGTATCCCAGCGTCAGTGATGGAACGCACCCGCAACGGGATTGACTCCCAAACTCAAGACCCCCGAGTATTCCGATACACCGTCTGCCGTCTTCCGGCCGGTACCGACGTCAAAGACGATGATCTGATCTTGGACGAGCTGTCCGGAAAGAGATACGCGATCTCGTCAGTGTCGGTATTGAACAGCCCGGTTCACACGCCGGATCTGCGGCTGGACCTCAGGTACGTCAACTGACACAGACCCGTCCCGGACTGTATACTGGTCCCAACACAAACCAACCCTAGGAGACGGAACCGACATGGCCAGCATCCCGGACCTGGGCAGTCGCGAACCGCAGAATGCGGCCCGGCCCGCCAGCAACGCCTCCAACGGGGTCAGCCCCGGCCAGACGGCGCGGCTGCTGCGGGGCCAGGGCGCGATCGGCGGTGCCCAGGAGGCGCATCACCAGCCGACCAAGGTCGCGCACCCGCACGGACCGTACGTCAACCCCGATGGCAGCCGGTACCGGATCGCCTCGAAGTAACAAGCCAGCCCCGAAGAAGTGTTTCAGGTAACACGGCGGGATAAAACCCGGCCATTGTAGGTTCGAATCCTACCCGGGGCCCGAAAATCAAACAAGACGAGCTGGCCGCCCCCAGCGCCCGAGTAGATCGGAAGGGGGCGGTGTAGCAAACCCGACGTAGAGAAGGGTGCGATCGGTGGCCACTGAGCTGCAGATCAACGATGGCTGGTACGAGGATCACGTTCAGCGACAGGTGAATGAGGTCGTGATTCGTACCGCTGTCGCTGTGCGCAAGGACGCACAGGCGATCTGCCCAGTCGACACTGGCGCACTCAAGGCGTCGCTGACCGCGCTGAACACTTCGGTGGGTGTTGCGCGGGTCGTGTCCCACCTGCCGTACGCGGCAGCGGTTGAATTTGGGTTCCACGGCCAGGAGTACGTCCGGCCACACATGCGCCAGGGATACCCGGTGCACGGGCACATCCGGCGAGGGAACAGTCCGGAACAGCCGTACCTGCGTCCGGCACTGTATCGCAAACGCAATCTGTCCGAAATCATGGCGTGACGTGTCCTACACTTATCACGCCAATACCGACCTGGTCACCGGGTTATGGCTGTCCAGCCTGCCTGGGTTGAACTCCGGCATGAACGGACGCCAGGTGCCGGAGAAAGTCGAGGAAAACGAATCCCTGATCACCAGCGGGTTTGTCACCTGGGTGACGGTCGGCGGCAGTCCGAACATGTACGTGCCAGAGCGCGAGCCGGTGTTGTCGATCAAGTGCTACGGGTTTCCCAAGGCCAGTTCTTCTCGTCGCCCGCAGTGGGCTCTGGCCAACAACCTGGCCGAGAGCATCGTCGCCGCCTGCCAGGATACCAGCAACTTCAACACCAAGCTCACGTTGCCCAGCGGTTACGCGCCTGCTCGGGTGCAACAGGCGCACGCGCTACAGGAACCACGTCCGCTGTACGGAGACCGCGCCTACTGGGCGGTCTACCAGTTCGACCTGCAGATGTATTGGGTGGAGCTGCTATGACCAGGCGCTATGCGATGGTGGGGGACGTCTCTCACGAACCGCTGTCCTACTGCGGACTGATCCTGTATCACACCGACCGTGCCGAGATGGAATACCTGTTCGCGGGGGCGAAGGTGGTGGAGTTGGGCGACCAGATCCCCGAACAGGACTGCATGTCGATAACCCAACATCCGGACCTGGTCTCGGTCCGCTGGCCGCTGCAACGAGAGGACTTCGCATGATCGAACATCGTATTACCACCACGATGCAGCCGGACCAGGTGATCACGGTCACCGATACCGAGCTGCAGGATCTGGAACGCATGAACGTGGTCGCCTCTCGCCTGGACGACCCGCCGACATGGCAGGAGGAAACGGACGATGGCCTCGACGAAGAAGAGCCCGAAGCTGACGGCGAACAAGCGCCGGAAGCTCAGCAAGAGCGATTTCGCTCTGCCGGGTAAGGACAAGGACGTTCCCGGCGCGAAAGGGACCTACCCGATCGACACGCCCGGCCGGGCCCAGAACGCACTTGGCAAAGCCAAGCGCTTCGCGAGCCCGTCTGAGCAGAAGACGATCAAGAAGAACGTCGCGAAGAAGTACCCCGGGATGAAGGTCTCGGGCGCGAAGAAGAAGTAACACACCACCCCCTGCCTGATCCGCCTGTCGGGCCCAGACACAGATACAGGAGCGCCCGGTGTCCGTCACCGTCACCAACCTGATCCTCGGCCCCGGCACGATCTACCAGGGTCTGTTCGGCGCAGCTGAGCCGCCGGACTACAACGTCAACCTGACCCCGCCCACCTCGTCCTGGACGGACATGGGCGGTACGCTGAACGGCATCACACTGTCGATCGATCAGCAGTACACCGAGCTGATGGTCGACCAGCTGGTGGACTCGATCGGACGCCGCCTCACCAAGCGTGAATTCCTGATCACGACCCAGCTGGCCGAGCCCACGCTGGACAACCTGGCGGTGTCGCTGAACGGCGCCACCACCAGTTCCGGCGCCACCTCGGCCGCCGGTACCTATAAGACGCTGGAGCCGCTGTACGCGACCTCGGCCACCCAGCCGACTTACATCGCGCTGTGTATCGACGGGTACGCTCCGAACTCGCTGCGACGCCGCGCGATCTTCCGCCGGATGCTCTCCACGGCAAAGGTCGACACGGCCATGGACAAGGCCAAGCAGACCGTGTTCACGGTGTCGTTCAACGGCCACTACGTCAGCTCCAGCATCGCCCCCATCCGCGTCGTTGACCAGATCAGCTGACAGGCCGGGGCCGCAGCCCCGGCTCGCTCAACCAGCCGCTACCACCTAAGGACACACCGCCTGTGGCCACCACCGCGAAGAAGACCGCCACCTCGCCGTCAAGCCGTGCTCGCGCAACCCGCCCGCCGACCGACCGCCCCCGCAAGAAGGCGGCTCCGGTCGAGGACATCCAGATGCCCGAGGTCGAGGTCCTGGACCTGGACGCGGAAGGCACCGACGAGGACGACGAGCCGGATCTGGTAGAGATCTTCCGTCTGGACGGCAAATCGCACTACATCGACCGAAACATCGGGGTCGGGGTGTCGTTGCGGTTGCTGAAGACACTGCGGGCCGAAGGCGAGAACGCCGCCGTGGGGGCCATGCTGATCGAGCTGCTCGGCGAGGAGTCATACGACGCGCTGGCCAACCACCGAGGCGTCAAGCCGAGGCATCTCGCTCAAGTGCTGCTGGCTTGCAACAAGGCGATATTCGGAGACGACCAGTCGGGCCCAAAAGCCTGATCCTGCCCCGAATGCGGTCGCTGGCGTGGGCGACAGAGATGGAGGGAGACGTAGCCTCTGACCTGTCGGTGTTCCACCGTGTTGACGACATGTACGAAATGGGGTCCCGCAAGTGGGCGCTGCTGGTGCCCCGGCTGTCCGCCTACGCCGGGGTGGTCCAGTACAGGCTTTCCTCGTGGGACTCTGCGGCGCAGCAGGAGCCGGTGCAGCAGACTTCGGTTCAACAGGCGCCTGCGGCGGGCACGGGGGAGGGCGGCGTGGCTCTGGTGGCGGCGGATGGCACGCCGCTGCTGCCGGGTCCGCCGTCTCCGTGGGACGGAAAGGTGATAGAAGCGACGCCAGCGGCGTTGAAGTTCTCGGAAATTGGCGACATGTTCAGCTTCGGATAGCTAGATAGGAGACGTCGG